TAATAAATGGCGAGGTTTCAAGTTCAGTAGCTCATTTATGTATGGTTTATCAAGGTAGAGTGAGTGTTTTATATGGTTCTTGCATGATGGCACATTTACCGGCACACCCCGGATCTAGGGGTATCAATGAAAAAGGCACTTTAAACAATTTTTACCATAAAGATTTAGAAAGTTGTAAAGATGATTGGTTGATAGTTTATAATGGTTTATTGACAGATAAAGAGATAACGAAAATGTCAAAGGGTTATGATGTTTATATCGGATATTTAAGATTAGTAGATTTTTTTATTAGCAAGGAAAACAATAATGAATAAAGAAGTAAAGTGGGTAGAGGTAAGAGATAGTAAAGAGCATGAATGGGAAAAAAGAATACTAGTAGACACTTTCAATGATGGTAGCTGTAGATGTGTTGACACGTCCGTTGGTGTGGTAGAGTATAGAAAAGGTGATTGTTATACTACGTGTAAATGGAATATGTGGCGAGAAATAAAAGAACCGATTTACAAGCCATATGAGTCATTAACTGAAGAAGTTATTAAAAAGCTGAAAGGTCAATGGATAAGGGGAAAGAATGGTTCTGTTTATTGTGCTATTACAGGGTTTCACCTAAAAAATAATATAGTTGAGCTTGCTGACTACAATATAACATTAAGAGATTTATTTTTAGATTGGACTTTTGAAGACGGAACTCCAATTGGTGAATTGGTGGAATAATGAATAAGATTATAAATAAAGGTAGGAAAGGGGCTTAATGTGGATAAAATAAAAATTAAATGCAAAGCAAACACTACTCTGCCATTGGATAGGTTAAAAGAATTTCAAGGTAATATAAAAAAGATATCAAAGGAAAATAGAGAAAAGTTAATGAAATCTATTTTAAACAATGGATTTATAGCTCCATTGTTTGTTTGGGATAATCAAGGCGAATGGTCTTTGTTAGATGGTCATCAAAGATTGGCAACTTTAATCTATATGAGACAAAAAGGCTATAATATACCTGATTTACCAGTTGCAATTGTTGATGCTGATAATGAAGAAGATGCAAAAGTCAAGTTATTACACATTACAAGTCAGTATGGTGAGTTTAATGTAGATGAATTAAGAGAGTTTATTGATAACATAGATTTAGATTATGAAAATACTTTTAGATTTACCGATGGTGAAATTGATATAAAGTTAAATAGTGAAGAAGAAGAGATAGAAGAAGATGAGATTCCAGAGGTAGATGAAACAAAAGAGCCTTTTAGTAAGTTGGGTGATATTTGGTTGTTGGGTAGACATCGGTTAATGTGTGGGGATAGCGTATCAAGTGATACAGATAAATTATTAAACGGAAATAGCGTTGATTTAATTTTTACAGACCCTCCTTATAATGTTGCTTTTAATGGTAGAAGTGGTAAACATGATGTTATAAAAAACGACAACTTAAAAGATGAGGATTTTAAAGAATTTATATATGAAGTAATAGAAAAAATAAAATCAATAAATCCGAAAGCTTATTATATCTGGTGTAATTGGAAGTTTTATGGGATTTTACAGGAGAATCTTGATTTTAAAACGTGTATCGTATGGGCAAAAAATGTCTTTGGTTTAGGTAATGGTTATAGACATCAACATGAATTTTGTTTGTTTAATGGTAAAATTGATGAACACGTTAAAAACGAAAGCGATTTATGGGAAGTAAAAAAAGATTCTAAATATGTACATCCAACACAAAAGCCTTACGCTTTATCAATTAGAGCGTTTAGCAACCATATTACATATTTAAATGTATTAGATTTATTTGGAGGAAGCGGGTCTACTTTAATCGGTGCAGAAAAATCAGGTAGAAATTCTTTTTTAATGGAGCTTGATGAAAAGTATGTTGATGTAATAGTTAAAAGATATAACAACTTAGATAAAGAAGATATAACACTTTTAAGAGACGGTAAAGAATATCAATGGCAGGATATTAAGGAGAATTTTATTGAATCCGAATAAAGAAGATGTGAAAAAAGATATATTTGAAATCATAGAAAATAAGATGTTGATAAGTAAATACGACTATGCAAGAGTAATAATAGATTATATATGTAATAACTACAAAATCGACAAGGATTCGACTAATGGCAATGCCTAAACAGTTAGAGGGAAAAGCTAAAAAATTTAGTTCAACTAATCAACCTAAAAATGCAGGTAGAAAAAAAAGTAAATTAAAGGATTTTGTAAAAGAAAGTGATCTTGGGGCTGATGATATAGGAATAATAATAAAACAAATATTTGATAAAACAGAGGATCAATTAAAAGAGCTTTTATCTGATAAAGAGCAACCTTTTTTATTGAGAATGTTTGTGAGAGCATTATTTGAAGATTTAAAAAGAGGTGATATTACTAATTTAAATAAATTGTTAGATAGATCAATAGGTAAGGTTACAGATAAGGTTGAACATTCTGGATCAATAACTTTACCTCAACTTGTTATAGAGGGGTTTGATCCTGAAAGTCAAAATAAGTAATAAGTTAATTGATTTATTATGGAAAACTAAAATCCGATATAAAGTTGCTAAGGGTGGGCGAGGTGGAGCAAAGTCTATAGGTTTTGGTATATATGTTATAGAATATGCCTTGAAAAATCCTGGATCTAAAATAATGTGTGTTAGAGGTAATCAGATAAGAATATCAGATTCATCATTGCAGATACTAAAAGATGTTATAGAAATGCTAGGATATAGTGAAGCTTTTGAATTGACAGAGCATACTTTGAAATCTAAAGAAGGGACTGAATTTTTATTTTATGGTGCTAAAAATCCAGCAAGTTTTAAATCTGTACAAGGTGTTGATTTATTGTGGATTGACGAGGCTACAGAGTTAAGTCAATCAGCTTGGCAGTATTTAGTCCCGACTATCAGAAAAGAAGATTCTGAAATATTAGTTTCTTTTAATCCTGAAGACGAATCTGATGCTGTTTATGATATGTTTGTCACGAATAAACATGATAATGCAAAAGTAGTCACTGTTAATTACTGGGACAACCCATATTTCCCGGAAGTCTTAAGGCAAGAGATGGAGTATGATAAAAAAACTAACTATAAAAAATATCTTCATGTTTGGTGTGGAGAGTTAAGGCAAGCGATCGAAGGGGCTTTATGGCATGAAAATATAATACATTATGGAGAGCCGATACATGAATGTGAAAGGGTAGTTGTAGCTCTTGATCCGTCAGGAAGTGATAATAAGTATGCAGATGAAGCAGGAATAATAATAGCAGGAAAAATAAAACAACATGGATTTTTATTAGGTGATTTTTCAGAAAAATTATCACCTTTAAATCAAGCTCAAAGAGCAATTGACGCTTATAAAAAGTTTGATGCTGATTGTATTGTGTTAGAAAAAAACGGCGTAGGTGCTGGTATGAAAACTATAATACATCAAATTGATAGAACTATAAGAGTAAAGGAAATAGTTGCAACAAAGGGAAAGATATTAAGAGCAGAGCCAATTGTATCTTTGTATGAACAGGGTTTGATATCTCATGTAAAAAAGTTTGCTAATTTAGAGTATGAAATGCTAACTTATACAGGCGATACGAGAGAATTATCACCAAACAGGCTTGACGCCATGGTTTATGGCTTTACAGAATTGTTTAAAAATGGTATTATAAAAAATAAAAACTTTACTATAGGTTAGAAATATGGGATTAACAACACTACACCCGGAACTTGAAAAATATAAAGCTTCTTATGAAAGATGCAACGATACAGCAGACGGTCAAGATGCCGTAAAGAATAGTGAAAATGCTGAAGACTACTTGCCTATGTTGACAGGTCAAAAACTTGACGGTGATAGAGGTAAAAAACTATACGAAGTATTCAAGGAATATGCTTATTTTTTCCCGGCAGTTGGTAGAACAATAGAGGGTTATTCTGGGCTTGTATTCAGAAAGTCGCCAAATGCAGAATATGACAATGAAGAAATACTTAATGATATCACCCTTGACGGTCAACCACTTGACGATTTTTCAAAAGAAGTATTTGAAGAGACTATAAAGAATTATAGATCAGCTATTATTGTTGAATATTCTGAAGAGTCTAAACGTGCATATATGAGAATGTACAAAACACTTGATATACTTAACTGGAAAATGGGATATATTAACGGTGTTTATTCTGTTAATTTTGTAGTATTACAAGAAAGTGTAAGCTTGCAAGACGAAGATAAAGAGTTTGAAGAAGAAGTAAAAAAACAAATAAGAGTTTTAGACATAGATGAAAACGGATATTATAGAGTTAGAGTGTATCAAAAAGATAGCGATAATTTAACGTTATCAAACTCAACAGGGCTTGACGGATACAAGATAATATCAACAACTAACCCAATGATGAACAGTCAATATATGAAATTTATACCTATTTTTCCTATAAGTCCAATCGGGCAAAAATGGGGCTTGAACTACTCACCGATAAATGATTTATCTTTAATATCTATTGTTTATTACAGATTGTCAGCAGGGCATAAAAATTCTCAATTGCTTTTGGGAAATCCTACTCCTTGCTTGGCAGGGTTGCAAGATGACGGTACAGGTTCAAGTGTTACGCTTGGAAGTAGTAGAGTGTTGCCTTTTGATACCGATGGGAAATGGGGGTTTTTAAGTCTTGGTGCTGATGGTGTAAAAGCATTAAAAGAAGATTTGCTTGATTTGCAGAAAGATATGGCCGTAGTAGGGGCTCGGATATTGTCAAGTGATCCAAACGGCATTGAGTCAGCAGAGACCGCTCAAATACATCGAAGTGGAGAGCAATCTGTTCTAATGTCAATATCAAAGTCAGTATCAAGAGGGCTCGAAAAAGCCTTGAAGTTAGTTGACGAATGGACAACTGGAAAATTAAACGATAAAATATCATACTCATTAACAGTTGATTTTAATATATCAATGATAGATGCACAAACAATGACGGCATTATGGACGATGAATAGTTCCGGGGCAGTGTCAAATCATGTATTTATGCAGGCATTAAAAAGAGGTGAAATATATCCTGAAGGATGGACGGAAAAAGATGAAATAAAAGAGCTTAAAAAAGATAAAAAGAAAAAAGAAGCTGAAAAGCCCGTAAATGAAACTTTAGATTCTGGGCTTGAAAATGTAGACTTAGAAGAGGGTGAAGAAGATGAAGAAATTATAGAAGAAGAAATTATTGAAGAAAAAGAGTAAGTAAGTGACATACGAAAATGGACAACTAAACATTTTTAAAGTAACCGCTAAAGAAACTGAAAAAGTCATAGGTGAGGTAAAAGAAGCTTATGACTTAGCATACAATGAGATTACAAATGAAATAAATAAAATATATCTAAAATTAGAGGGTGTTGATCCTACTAATTATTATTCAGAAATGATAAAACTAAATAGGCTTGAAAAGTTACAAGATGAAATTGCAGACGTAATGGGTGAGACTTTCAAGACTTCAAATGCTGCAACTCTTGAAGCTGAAAAACTAGCAATATCAAATGCATATTACAGGAATATATATCAATACAGCTCTTTTGTAGATATGTCATTTATTGCACTTGATAACAATCTCATTGAATACGCTGCAACTGGAAATTATGAGGCTTGGAAAAAGATAAAAGATAAAATTGATAATGCTAAAATATACACTCCAAGTCAAGGGACATTATCAAGCTTGTTAAAAGAAAACAATGAAGAAGCCTTGTCTAAGTTAAGAAAAACGATTGACTCTGGTTTTATACAAAGCAAATCTTATAAAGAAATGTCAAAAGATATAAAAGAAGTATTTGACGGTATTGATGGTAATGGCGGTATAAAATATAAGGCTTTGAGAATTGCACGTACAGAGGGAGGGAGAAATCTATCTCTTGGTTATATTCAATCTACAGAGCAGGCAGTTAAGCAAGGAATTGACATGGAGAAGATGTGGCTTGCTGCATTCTCAAATACAAGAGATTCCCATAAATCAGCAGACCGTCAAAAAGTACCTGTAAATGAAAGTTTTACTGTAAAAGGTGAAAAACTTATTGCCCCTCGGGTCGGTGATGGTATAGTGTCAGCAAGTAATGTAGTAAATTGTCAATGCACTACAATCAACATAATAGATGGTGTTAATCCAAAATTAAGACGTGTCAGAAATCCAAAAACTGGCGAGAATGAGGTTTTTTCTTTTGATAAGTTTGATGAATGGATAAAAGAAAATGGTGTAAATTATAACAAGTCAGGGCGGCTTGTAAAAAAATAAATAGGAGTATTTAATGGAGTTTAATTTTAAGGTTAGCGAAAAAGAGGTAAATGTTATTCTAAAAGCACTTGGAGAACTACCAGCAAGGGAAAGCATGGAAGTAATTGGAATGTTACAAATGCAAGCAAATGAACAAGTGCAAGCATTACAAAAACCAAAAGAATCTGCTAAAAAAGAAGAGGGTAAAAAATAATGACTAAAGAGCAAATATTAGAGCTTATGAAAACCGACGATGGTAAAGCGATATTAACGGAAGTAGGGCTTATATCAAAAGCCGAAGCTAACTTGATTGCTATTGAAAAAAACCAAGCAATCGAAACTAAAAACAAAGAATTGCTTGCAAAATTAGCAGCAAAAAAAGATAATACAAATATTTCTGATACTTTTCAGAAAACACTTGACACACTCGGTGTAAAGGATTATAATGAAGCGGTTGAATTGTTGTATAAAGCAAAAAATCCGGGCGAATCCGATGAATTAAGAGAATACAAGACTAAGATGTCAAACTTACTTGCAGAAAATACAACGTTCAAGGGAGAGCTTGACTCTCTCAAGTCCGCTAATAGCAACGCTATAAGCAAATTAAAATCAAAGCTCATCAACGATGAGATCCAAAAAACGCTTATGTCAGAAAAGTTTGGCCTTAAAAAAGGACAAGCAAAGGCACTAAGTACATATCTAACTAATCAAACAACGTTTGAACTATCAGAAGACTTAGACTCGGCATTAACAAAAGAGGGACAGACTCCCGAGCAGTTTGTTATGCAGTGGGCTGAAAAGCCGGAATCAGAGGATTATTTGCCAGCCAAGATAAACATTGGTGGCGGTGCTGGTGGTTCTCAATCTAAGCAAGAAACTGATAAAAAGAAAAAGCCAACATTTACAAATGGTAAAATGAATATATTTTAAACTTATGTTTAAGATAACAAATATAAAAGAGGTAAAGAAATGAGTATTTTTAATTTTTACCGTGAACTTTCTATACTGACAGCAGAAAAACAACCCGGTATTATTGATGCGCTTACAGAAGAAGCACCGATCTTGGGTATGATTCCAATGCAGGCAGCTAGTTCCGGTTTTCAAAATGTGTACGAAAACCTTGTTAGCGTACAGGGTGCCGAGACAGTTGATCTTGACGATGAACTTCCTGAAGTTGATTTAACTACGGAATTAAAACAACAAGATTTAGGTGTCATCGGTGGTAAAATGTATGTCGGAGATGACAAGGCGAGAAAATTCGGAGGTGCATCTGCTTATTTTAATAGTAAGCTTCCTTCTATTCTTAGAGAGACAGGGGCAAATACTGAAAAATCAATGATTTACAATAGTATAAGAAAATTTGCTATTGATAATGGGAATGTTACAGATATTGGAGGAAGTTCAAATAAAAACTTTTCTGCAATATGTGTAAAATGGGTTCCGGGTGAGACGATAGGTCTTTTTGACGAAACAGGGCCGGGCAATGGTAAAGCAATGGAAGTAATCGACATTGGTGGAAAAGATACTACTTTTGAAAAAGAGTTCACCCTTGCAGACGGTACTAAAAAATCAATACTTGTCAAAGGTGTTGCTTTTAAAACTTACTTTGGCTTGCAGCTTGCAAATGATAGAAACGTATCTGCTATGGTTAATGTTGACATCGACTCTGCTACAGAGAAATTTCCAACAGAGGCGGAGTTCTCTAACTTTATCTTGAATGCAAGAGCAAATCCGGCAAACACTTATATCTATATGCACCCTAGATTTTTGAATGCATTAAAAAGATATAAGTCAAGTCATATGGACGTATTAACAGTAAGTACTACCGATATGGATTTTAGATTTAATACTTGGGATGGTATTCCAATTATTACATCTTACAACTTCCTTAACGGTACAGAAACAAACGTATAAGGGGTAAAAAATGGCTACAGAAACTAGAAATTTTCCACCTGCAAAGGGTGAGGATATAAGAAATCAACCTGACTATATGGCATATAGACAAGATTTGCCTGATACAACTTCAGCAGATTCTAATAGAGGTGCTATAAAAGTCGGCGGTACTCTTGGTGCTTTAGAAGTTGTTGTAAAGGCTTATGAAGATATTGCCTTGACTGGTGATTTAACTATTAAATTACGAGAATCATCTGATAATGTTACTTTTGCAGACATTGCAGGCGCTACAATTACAATTACCAATCCTGCGCAACTTGCAGGGGTTGAGGTAAAGAGATTTGCGCTTGAAAGAAATGTTAAAATGTATGTTAAAGCTGTTATTACAACAGATGCAACACCAACTACAGGGGCATTAAATATATACCCTGCAAAGTACGGTAGATAAAAAAATAGGGGTTGAAATATGCCCCTATTACATTTATGGAGAAAATTATGGATAAAAGATATTGTGTTAGATGTAAAAAAAGCTTTAGTAGGGTTGATTTTTACGAGCATTATAAAAACTGTAAAGGTTTAATTAAAGTTGAAGATAATGAAGTTGAAGTAGTTGAAGATAATGAAAAAACAGATAAAGATATATTAGTAGAAAAAGTTGTAGAAAGGGGTTTAATTGCTGAATCTACTGCTAAAAGAATGAGTGAAAAAAAACTTAAACAATTGTTAAAGGAAAATTAAAATGAGTGTAGCTGGTGTTGTTGATGATGTACATGATGATAATAACGATGCGTTAAGGGTTAAAAGTGTGGAGTCTGAATCTCCAGCATTCGAACATTTTCTATATGAAGAGTTAAATGACGTTGTAATTGTAGGCACTTATTCCGCAGGAGATTATGAATTAACTTTACAAGCAGGGCATAATTATGTAAATCCTGCTGCGCCTAACGCAGATTATTTAAATATCGCTTATGAAGGTAATCCCGGAGTAATAACTGATTTTGTAAATAATAGATTTTCACAACACAAGGTAACTAATGTTGCAACAAATGTGATAACGATATCTCCTCCGTTGGCATATGATTTTGACCCTGTAAATGTTGAGAAGTCAAAAAGAGTTAATGTAAATTTATCTAAAACTGCCGCATTGCCAGGAACAAAAATAAAGTTTTTTGCAACTCCTACAAATGGGTTAGTGTGGAATACTAGGAGATTGATGGTTGATATGATATTGAATGGAGCACCAGATGATGCTTTATTTGGTAATTTAGCTCAAATACCAAACGGTGTTTATTTTGGATTTGAAAGCCCTGTAAGTTTATTCCGTGAATATAATGTTAGTGTTTTTGATAATGCAGGTTTTAGGGCAACTGCCTATGATGTGGCATACACAACCAGATCAGGCGGTGGCGGAAATTGGGGTTTATCCATGAGAAAAACATTTGCCGGAGTTGGACAGTATGGGTCAGTTATTCGACTTGACGGTTCCTTGAGTGATCAATTTGTGGCGTATGTGCAAGATGATTTAACTTTAATTCCTAGATTTAGGGTAAAAATTATGGGAAATATACAGTTGTGATAAAAACAAATAGATTTAGAGGTTTAAAATGGCAATTCAATTTGTAGTTGAAGATGGTACAGGGTTAAATAATTCAACATCATATGTAAGTGAAGAATACTTTATTCAATATTATGAGAATGTAGGTGTTGTTTATGCCTCCAGTGATACTACAAAAGCATGGTTGAATGAGGCTACAAAGTTTGTTGATAATAACTATAGTTTTTGCGGTTCTAAATTAGTTGAAACTCAAAAATTAAACTTTCCAAGACAAGATTTGTATTATAAAGACTGCATAACTCTAGTTGAAGGTGTGCCGGAAGAGTTAAAAAATGCAGTTTGTGAGATTGCACACGCTAGGAAAGCAGGTCAAAAACTTAATACTATAGATGGTAATATTGCATCAAAAACGATAGGCCCGGTATCTACAACTTTTAAAGGTAGACAAAAGGCAAGCGATATTAAAAAGCAATACACCGCTGCAAATAGTGAATTAAGCAGTATATGTCAAATACAAAAAAATTACGTGGTGAACTCATGATATTAGATAATTTTGATGAAGAAAGTAATGTTGAATGTAAAAGATTCGTTGTAACTACTACAACAGACCAAATATCAGGTGAAAAAAAACAGATTGAAACTGAAGATTTAACATTTACAGCATTTAAATATACCGTATCGGCTGCAACTAGATATTTTAACGCTCAATTTAATAACGATGTGAAAGAGTCTTTAATATTAGAGCCTATCTACACATTAAAAGAGAGTGATAATATATCTGTTACAGACAATAGAGGCACTTTTAAATACAAAGTTGATTCTATTGAAGATATAGGAAATCA